CTCCTAGTACCGAGCCATACAGGGCTAATGCATTTACGCAAAAAACTAAATCGGGATCATCTCTTTTAAAGAATGAATACCTAGAACACGCCTTGCAAGAGCTGGGGGAAGATAATGAAGAAGTTTGGAAGAGTATTATTACGAACAATGGTTCTGTTCAGCATCTTGATTTTTTGGATGATTGGACTAAAGATGTCTTTAGAACCGCTGTAGAAATAGATCAAAGGTGGGTAATAGAAATGGCAGCAGACAGACAAGAGCAAATATGCCAAAGTCAGTCTCTAAATATTTTCTTTCCCGCAAACGTATCAAAACAAGAACTTCATGCTATACATATGATGGCATGGAAGAGAAAAGTAAAAACCCTTTACTATCTAAGAAGTGAGGCGATAAAACGAGCAGAAACAGTATCAGATGAAGCGTTACGTCAGTATATATTCGATAGTATCGACGATGAAGGATGCTTGGCTTGTGAGGGCTAAGCTATGGAAGTTGTGGGCGATGTCTTTAGGCGAGAAAGCGTCTGAAGACTCCCAAGAGGCAGATTTAGTAGCAATTATAAGAACCATAGTTGTATTAGTTAATTTTATAACTTGTTTCTTTATAATGTCAGGAGTGGTACACCACTGGTAGAGGAATTGGATGAGTTTATTAGTAGAAAGAGAATATTATAAGCCTTTTAACTATCCCTGGGCTTTTGAACATTACAAAACTCAACAGCATATGCATTGGCTTCCAGATGAAGTTAATCTTGCTGATGATTTGCGTGATTATAGGGATAGACTAACACCTGAGAATAAAAAACTTATAAGTCAGATTTTTAGGTTTTTTACTCAGGCAGATGTAGACGTTTGTTGTGGCTATGCAAAGCACTACTTACCTACATTCAAACAACCTGAAGTACGCATGATGCTTTCAGCTTTTGCAGCTATGGAGGCAGTACATCAGGAAGCATATTCTTTGCTTTTGGAAACGCTAGGATTTGGTGATGAAGAATATCAAAAATTTTTCGAACACAAGGAAATGTTAGCAAAACATGAGCACTTGAATAATTTTGGTATGGAAACTCCAATGGATATCGCAAAGACAATGGCTATTTACTCGGCATTTACCGAGGGGGTACAGCTATTTAGTAGTTTTGCTATCCTGTTGAACTTTCCACGCCACAACCTTATGAAAGGTATGGGTCAGATCGTTACATGGTCTGTGCGAGATGAGACATTGCATGTTGAAGGAATGTGTCAGCTCTTTCGTACTTTCATAAAAGAAAATCCAGACTTATGGACTGATGATCTAAAATATGAAATTTACTGTGCAGCAGAACGTACCGTAGAACTAGAAGATGCTTTTATTGATTTGTGCTTTCAGAATGCGGAAGTACCTGATCTAACACCTGAAGAAATAAAAGAGTACATTCGTTATATTGCAGATCGAAGACTATTAGGTCTTGGAATGAAAAAAATATTTGGGAGTGAGAACAATCCATTACCATGGTTAGACTACATGCTAAATGGTGTTGAACACACTAATTTCTTTGAAAATCGCGCAACGGAATACTCTCGCGCAAGCACAACAGGAAACTGGCAGGATATATTTAAATGAAGTTTGAATTTAGCGTAGATGAAATCAATATTATTCTACAAGGTTTAGGGGAACTTCCCGCTAAACTCAGTATGAATATTATTGCAAGAATCCAAGAGGATGCAGCAAAACAAATGCAACCCGAAATAAAAACCGCAGAGGAAGAAAAATGAAAAAAGTACTAGTCGCACTACTATTACTTCTTCCAACACAAGTTTTCGCTGGTGAAATATTCAACGGAACTTTAGGAGTATCGTCAGACTATGTTTGGCGTGGCTATTCTCAAAATAGTGGCAACGTTGCCGTTAGTGGGGGTGTTGGAGTAGCATTAGGTAGCTTTACAGTGGGGGCATGGGCTTCGCAAGTTGATTTTAATGATGACGCAAATTTTGAGTACGACCTGTTTGCAGGCGTATCTCACGATTTTAACGACAAATTTGGGGTCAGTGCGGGGTATATAAAGTATAAGTGGGATAAAGTGTATGATGATATCGATGAAGCATATGTTGGTGTAAATATGTGGGATTTAGGTGTTACATACTACAAGGATTTGGATAATTCTGATCTTGACTTTATCAACGTAATATACGAAATTCCTTTCATTGAAAAAGTTGGATTATCATTAGAATATGGAAAAGCAACAGGATTTGATTCCTATCAGGCTTTAAATATTTCTAAACAAATTGGAAATTATGTTCTGGGAGGCCAGATCGGGACGGAAGAAACGGTCATAGGCATTTCTTATAATTTCTGAGAAGAAGGGGCGCAAGCCCCTTTACTTTATTGAGGACAAACAGGTACTGAAACGCCAGTTGCACCAACGCCAATAATCCCGCCTGACTCTGCATTTACACAGTTTACACCTGGAACCCAGATTTGATTATCTTCTGTATTAGTAGTATTTAAATTATTTATTATTTTTAGTAAGTAATTATCAATATTACTAAAATTACTTGAATAATCAGGGGTTGCGGGGTTTATATACTCCATGCTGCCTAATCCAAGATTCATCATATTATTTGAATTAGACCCCATTAAAGTATACAACTCTGAGGTATTTGCTTGTTCTGCTGTTATTTTTGCGAGAGAAGTATCTCGATTATATCTAGCCATTGCTTTAGTAGAATCATTAGATAACCACATTGCACCTAACGAAGATACTGGGCCAGACAGTACAGACGCCCACTTTAAGGCTGCTGACTGTTGAGCTTGAGGAACTATAGGAGTTTGATTTGTCATAGCGAGAGCCATAACCGCGGCAGTTGCTGCCTCGTTGCCTTCTCCTGCAATCCTGCTTAGAGCGTTATATCTTGCTTCTTGAACCTTTGCCTGCGCTAGAGCTGCTCTTTCCATTGCTTCGTAATACTCAGTAGTGGACGTACTCGCACAGGCTCCAAGGCTGAGGGCGATTAGCCCCATAGCCAATAGTTTTTTCATATCATATTTCCTCCTTTAGGAATTGGGCTAAGCCCTGTATTAAGTTGTATATCTTACAATTACTATACCTGAACCACCTGAACCACTTGCGGCACCATTATTACCTGAACCACCGCCACCGCCACCAGTGTTTGCAGATCCCGCGCCTCCTGAGCCTCCAGTCCAGTTCGTACCAGTTCCACCACCGCCAGAACCACCTCCTTGGTTAACCCCATTATAGTTTCCAGCACCGCCTCCACCACCACGAGTTACGGCAGATCCTGTAATATTAGAAGATGTTCCAGACCCTCCAGATCCTTGAACTCCTGAAGCAGCATTTCCACCAGCAGATCCAGTGCCTCCACCGCCTCCTCCTGAATAAGGAGTTAGGTAAGGTCCTTCACTACCCCCGTCATAGCCTTGGCCAGAAGTTCCTGATCCACCAGAGCCTGTTTCATTATTTGTAGAAGCACCTCCGCCTCCACAGCCGCCTGATCTTCCGTCATATCCTCCACCGCTATCCCAGTAAGACGAACCACCTCCGCCTCCAAGAGAAGTAATACCATTAAAAGTACTATTACTTCCACTACCACCTGCATGCGTGCCGTAACCTGTGGCTGCCATACTAGACCCCCCACCGCCAACAGTTACTGTGTAGCCTGCTGCGGATGAGAGTGTCATAGAACTTTCAGCACTTGCACCTCTACCAGAAGTTTGTCCAGATACATTTGTGCGATAACCGCCTGCACCACCACCTCCAGCTTGCCATCCACCGCCTCCACCAGCTCCACCAGCTATAATGAGGTATTCAACTGCTTGATTAGCGTGGTATGTAGTAAAAGTTCCAGAAGAAGTAAAAGTATGGATTCTATAGCTTCCAGAGGTGGTAATAGATCCTCCAGTAGGTTGTCGAGTGATTACTTGAGTATAAGCCTGATCCACATAAGCATTATCTTCATCTGTAGCCCTTATAGTAAAGTTATAGGTACCTACATTACCTCCTACAGTACCTGTAAGAGCAGTATTTCCACTACTAGGAAGACTGGTACCAGTGGGCATAGTGCCAGAAGCCAACGTATAAGTTAGTTCTCCATCAGTATTTTCATTATCCGAAAAATCCGTACCTAAATCATAATTCTGACTTGCTCCATATTCTTTAGTAGGTATAGTAACAGTACCTCCAGTCGTCGTAGGAGTAGCATTACTTAGAGCTATCCAGGCGGAGCCGTTACTAAAATAGAGTACGTCTTGACTAGTATTATAAAACAAAGTACCTTCAGACGCCACGCTAGGCGTAGAAGACGCTTTAGTCACTCCTGCAGTCATCTCAGCCCATGTTAACTTACCTGTATTTCCAGATTGATACGTAAGAGCATACCCATTAGTACCTGTGTTACTTACCTGTAAACGAGCCTCATCCACCGCGTCATCTGCTATTGCTGCTTGGACTACGGCGTCGTCTGCAATTTTAGCTGAAGTCACCGCATCATCTGCAATTTTAGCAGTAGCTACTGCATCATCTGCCAAAGTTCTTTTAGATGAAGGAACTTCAGCCGAAGCTGACGACATTAGATCAGCTAATCTACGTGCCTTTGAATATGCCATCTATCTCTCCTACGAAGGCTTGACTGGCCAGTCGTTATCGCCTGAACCGTCCATATTAGGCGCTTTTAGATTAGGCCAATTACTATGTGTAGGTAAATCTCTTAGGGCTTGTCTGTATGTCTTCCAGTTGTCACTCATAGTTACATCACTATTTGCCATCCAATCTGTTTCTGCCAAACGTCGATTTCGTTCTGCTCTGTTCTCTTCGGCAGTTGCGTTGTCTCGTGCTGTTTGTGCGGCTGTTTTTTCGCTATCTGTCAGAGTTTCGACTTTTGTAAGATATACTACTCCACTTTCTATATAAGGATCAACGTCTACAAGCTTTTCAGTTAGTATATTATAAGAATGATATCTAATGAGCGGCATTACAGAATTTTCTGACATCCAATCAGAAGATGGGCCAGTTGCAGGAAAGCTCACATTAGAAAATAGCTCTCTGTGTTCTCCCATAGTTTCTACGGCATTGTCTTTTATTATTGCTATTTGCATTTTTTATCTCCTATTTATTTGGAAATGCTTTAGTCGGGGCGGTAAAGTTAGAAGTATATCGAGCTTTGAGAGTAACACGCCAAGAGTCTAAGTACCCGTTCAACAAATAAGAGGATGAGTAGTATCCTCCCAGTGTTATAATGTTATTTGCACTGTAGATATTAGAAAAATTAATATTACTTCCTATTTGACTGCCATCAATAAAAATTTTAATTACTCCTGATGTTCGTACATAAGCAAAGTGAATCCACGTTGTACCACTAGGGGTAGTTTCAGAGTTTCCTTGAGTGCCAGTTCCAGTACTTGCCTGAGTTCCATAATAAGAGTGCCACTTTCCAGCATACGGAGCGTGTGCGTAAGTTCCTAATGCTGGACCATAGCCAGCTCTATTATTTAAAGATTGACTATCAAAAACAAATAATCCCTGACCATCTGTAGGGGCTGAGTTAAAATAAACAAAACCTTCTATAGTATAATCACCGCCCGCTAAATAAAGGCTATCTCTGATAGTAGCGGTATCTCCTGTTTCATCAAACTTTGCGCTTGCTGTCCCAAACTTTTTTACGCTTGTACTTAATTGCGTATTACCAATCGTTTTTAAATTTGTTTTTCGTGCTTGGTCAAACATAGCGGCATTGGTAAAGTTTAATAGTGCTTCAGTATTTGTAATTGCTGTTACAGGGGCTGTTGGAGGGGTAAAAGCACTTGTATAAACAGCAGTCCCTTTAACTAACCGAAAGTTACTTATATAACCCTCAAGACCGTTTCTTCCACCGCCTGTGTCTCCTCCTACTCGTAAGGGTTGGCTTTGATCGCTGCCTAAACTTGCAGTACTTGATCCCGCTAAGGCACCATTAATAAATAGACGCAATGTCGTACCGTCTCGTGTTAATGCAATATGATTCCAAGCTCTAGAAGCGGGACGAGTCGCAGAAATTACAGTAGCGCTATTAATATAAACATCTAAATTTGCACCGTTTTGATATATGAGCCACCCACTATTAGAGCCATCAAAAACACCAGCATGGTCTGCATAGCTTCCGTTGTAAGTATCGACATAAGACCAAAACTCAACAGTAAGGGTTCCGTTACCTAGAATGTTAAAATCACTATTTGCTGCAAGGCTGGTATAGGCTGAATTAAAATATGCGGACCCTCCATGATCTGCGGCTGAGTAAGAAGAATTAGGCGCAAAAGGTGAAAAGGGTATTACCTTTGGAGTTCCACCAGCAACCGAAACAGCATTTGCCTCACTACTTGCATCCATAAATCTGTTATTTCTGCAAGTCAAAAGGACAGTATTAGTTATATCAGTTAAAGGAGTCGTTGGGGGTGTAAAAGACGTACCTGTATAAACAGCCGATCCTTTCACTACTCTGAAATTTGATATTCTTCCATCCAATGAGTAGTTATCACTATAATATTTTCCGATTACAAATTTACTGCTTGTGATGTTGCCTGTATCATTAACTGTGGTGCTGTTATCATCCCAAGTTACAAGAGCACCGTCTTTATATACCCTAACAACCCCCGAAGCTCTCACCATAGCAAGATGGTACCAAACTCCTAATGATAATAAACCTGTGTTACCAGTTATTTTTTGCTGTCCAGTACCATAATATATTGTTAATCCAGTGGTGTCTCTTAATGCCAGCGCTGGAACAGTAACAGCATCATTTGGATCACCACCCGCAAAAATACCGCCTGACGTACTGCTATTTCCTGTGAAAAAGACAAAACACTCTATTGTATAGTCACCTGTGCCAAAAGTAAAATCAGCATGATCCATAATCAAATGATCAGAATTGCTTTCCTCAAACTCAACTCCCCACTTACCTTCTTCTGCACTAAAAGGGCTAAAAGTTCCTTGGACGGGGTCACCGCTAGTAGTTACCGTTCCTGCATTACTTGAGCTATCCAAAAACGTATTGTTTTGCGCCCCATTAGAGCCGTCAAACTGATATAGCTGTGTGACTAAATTGAAGTCATCGTCAGTTTCTTCTGTAGCACCAGAACCCATTAATATTTTAGTAGCAGCAACACTCATTATAGCATGTCCTGTCCCGCAGTAAATCCGTAATAGTTGGTCCCTCCGTCTGTGGTAAAGAAAACAAATACATCAATATCCGCAGCACCTGTAGACAGTGTAGGGGCTGTGTTTCCTGCCCATCGCACTGTTACGCTGTTAGTTCCATCAGGCCATGCAATAGTCCTGCTGCCTGTACCGTCCTGAACAACTTTCATAATAAAAGATGAAACAGCACCTGAAAGAGCATGGTTTGACCAGTTAAAAGTTCCGATATTGTGACCTAGTGTAATTTCAAAAACACCGCCATCACGCACATCTAGTGCGACTGTTGTGCCTGACGTTAAAGATGTGGCTTGTT